ATATTTGAACTTAATGTATTGAACACCACTAAGTTACTAATAATTCTCGATATGCGCAACTTTTCTTTCATATATTTTTATGCCTTATTCTAATTCCGCCAATGGGTGTAGTAAGTATAGATATATGGTGAAAAAGTTTTTTATTAAAACAAATGCCAAACAAAACGGCATTGCTAAAATTAAAATTTCTATCGCAAAGCCGTTTAGTTTACCATTTTTTAACAAACTCTACTTTTGCACCAAACATCCATACTTCACTAATAAGGCATGCCGGTTGGGCGTTGGGGGGAAACATTTTTGTGTTACACCAATCGAGATAGGAGCATTAAGAACGGAGAAGAAAGCAGCACAATAGCACACAATAGCAACAAAATTAAAGCTACCTTAGACAAAACACGAATTATAAAATCTAATACTTTCATGCCGCAAAATTACACATTTTTTCTTAATTACCAAAACCACGTACCGATTTTGAACTACTGAAACCAGTTACAGGTTTCCATTGAACGGCTTTTGGCTGAAGACCTTTTCCGACAGCAAAGCCTACAATACCATTAACTAGAGGGCTAAGAGATTCACAAAGAACCTGAACTGCATCTACAAAATAACTCACATAATCACCAACATTATCTAAGTTATTATTCCTCATTCGCAATCGAGCCGAAGTTAGTCCTTCCGAAGAGTTCTTTTTCATTTCCGCTTCACTTTCATAACCAAGAAGTTCGGCCGCGACAAATCTAGCATAATAACCTTGTTTATCTTTTTCTTTCATAAGTTTTACAAAATCTTCATTCTGATTTAGAACAAAAGCAGCTTCGGCACGTGACAGACCTGCCGAAGCCATAGCAGATTGCGCAGAAGCCAATTTCTGTGCAACATCAGACAACAACTCTGCAGAAGCAAATCTATTAAATATACGTTGATATTCATTTTGCAGAATCACACTATCACGTTCGGCAACCATGCGCTCCAAATTCACAAGAGGTAAATTGACAAGATTATTATAATTCAATTCTTCTATCTCATTATGTCTTTCAGCCATTTTTTGTTTCTCCTTACCAAGGGAATCTTGAGTCTTAGTCCAATCAGTCTCAGCAAGCATTTTCGCCAAAGCCTGTTTATTCATATCTTCACGCGAACGGACATCTACCTCAGAGATACCAGCTTCAGCATTATTTTTTCTTGTCTCAGATTTTAAAAGATTAATTTGCGCCTGAGCAATCCGATCCTGCTGGTAACCTTGCATAGCTTGATTGAAAGAGAAATCAGGCTGCGCCGAGGATGGCGCAGACTGATTCACATTTCCAGCAGCAGAAGCGCCGCCATTCGCCAAAACAAGTGATGGATTCAAACCTGCTTCACGAAGCCGAACAACTTGATTCTTTGGTGAATTATATTCTCTTTGCTCAAGCAAAAACTGCTTCTGCTTATTCCATTGAGAATTTGAAAAAGCAGAACCCAAAGCAGTTTTCGCAATATCAGAAACACCACCAATAACGGCAGACACTGGAAAAGCCATTTTATTCAGATTTAGAGGATTCTACAGATTGATTTTCAGAAACATTAGACAACATTTGTCTTGCATAACCATCAAGCGAAGATATCCAACGTTTCAACTCGCAGGGGGACTGAATGAAACGAGACTTACAAAATGATAATAAATCATCATCCGAAACTTTACTCAAATCCAAATTAGACTGCGACTGCAAATAAGCACTGTCACGCAATTGCTTTACAAAAGCATTTACGGAATCAGAACCAAGCGCAGACAAACGTGTTTGGTTAAACAAAACTCCAATGTCATTAAGATGGACAGTATGCTTTTCACCATCACATTCAACCTCAACATCTTGTACAGCAGATACAATAGACGGAATGACCAGCTGACTATAAAGAAGCTCTTCAGAATTCAATGAGCGAGGTAACATAACAGATTTTTCAACACGCAACTTTCTCATAACGTCAATTATTAAAAAGGTAAACCATAATAATCAAGATTCCTTACTGACTTAATGTCAAAAAAAACATTGCATAAAAGTTGGTCAGTATCTACAAAACTATCAACTGACTGCGTAAAGATATTATCCAAAACACCAGGGTACACCTTGAAAACAGAGTAATCAAGTTTACTTGGCAATATTGCACTATAGGGAGCAACCCAATAACCAAGCGACCTTTCAAAAGCACCGTGTATCTTATCAACGGCAGTCTTATATTCGATGTAACGAGGTGCATAACCCATATCAGACTGTTTTATACTACCAACCGAACGATTAGGATTCGCAGCACCAAACCAATCCTTACGCAATTGCTGTAAACCGAGTTTATCATATTCGGGCAAAGCATAATCAGAAAATTGATATTTTCCACAAATAGGGTCAATACATAGGCTAGACGCATAATCAAGAAGAGGTAATGCGTGATATATGCACATGAAAACACCATGTTCACGTGTTTCAAATTTCAAATGACCATTACCAGAGCCAATACCTTTACCAGCAATATCCGCATCATATTCACCAGAAGCCAAATTTGTATTTACAACCTCATTAATATCTATAGTATTAGAACATCCATCCAAATACTGACACATATTTGACGAACGCAAACCAGGGTCAACACCAAAATGCGCCTTTATCTGGTCACGGTAATTCTGCCTATGCGCACCTGTAATTTCCGCATAACGCTGCAGAGCTTCCATTTTTCGCAATGCAAGAGCTGTAAAACTTCCCTGCAAAGATTCAGTCAAACCTTATTATATAACCACCATCTTCAGAAAATAAAAGAGTAGCCGCAATATCATCCTTTACTATCTTCGTACCTTCTGAAGTGGCTTCTCCATTTATAGTAGAAGTACCCTCAGTATTGGGAAAATCTAATAAAGGATTATTAATATGTATGTTAGTAAAATCAGTGCCAACAGAACTTGAAACCAAATCAATAGTCGCGACATCACCATATTGCGAAGATGGCAACATACCCATAAACATATCCTTTTGCCAATTGCAATAACGCAAATCGAACATATTCAAAGATTTTTTGCTATTTGCAAAATTTCTGACAGCTATTTTTAAACCGCTATACAAAGTAGACTGTGAATTGTCCTGAGGGTCAAGATAATCAACATTATAAGTAGATGGATTAGCAAGTTCCCACTGATCAAAACGGTAATAATCCTGGTATATTTTTTGATAAGCCAAAATGGGAAAAGGATTTAATTGTTGAACAGACAAATTGCCATATTCAACACGAGGAGCAGAATATAACGTTGTTCCGTTACTTACAGAAGAACCAACAGCAGGATTCTTGACACCATAGCCAAGATAATTCAAAAGTTTACATGCACAGACCATCCTATCCGCACCAACACAATTAGTATACTTTGGTGTATATTCACCATCAGTGGAAACTGTGCCAACCATGGAATTTAAACACTCCTTAATATCATTAGCATAAATCCAAGGATGAATCGTAGGAGACCATGACGGAGAAACTTTATAAGGCGAAGTTTGGCTACCAGCAGCGTTCGACCAAGATGTAACACCACTGAAGAAAACATCAGAATAACGACATAAAAGGCGGTAAGGCACAAAGAAGAAATCGTAATACTCCTTAATGCGAGTATAAGCCGCTGTATTTACGGGCATCGTGCGGGCGAATGAGGCAATATTAACCTCGAATTTATCACCTGGGAGACACTCACAAGTCATTACAGGCAATAGTTCACCCACTTTTGCAGTAAACATATTTTTTCGGCTCAAATCAAAGGCACTTCGATGTGGTTTGTTCTTCACATCCTTTAAACTCATTATTGACATAACACATAATTTATTAATTGTTAAACAACAGTTTATTTAAATCATTCTGCTTCTTATGTTTCATAGCTTCACTGTAACGCCAAGACTGACTACATACGAAGTTTTTATATATATCAGACGAAAACAACAAATTAAGGCTATTTTCTGTATTATAAAACGCTTCAATATCAAAATTAACATCTTCATTCAAAAGCTCATCTTGCAGCCGATACATATTTCCGAGATTCAGAAGATCAATATCAGCGTAAAAGTTACGGAGGAACTTAACAAATTTCATACGAACTTCATAATCACCAGAGAAACCGACACATCTATTGAACCGAACGGAAATGAGCAAGTTACGATATATTACATTCTCAAATTTCTGTAATTGGAAAGCATTATAACGAGTACAAGGCCAATGCAACATATTACAAAGCCAACGGAAACGACCATCTGAAATATCACGAGAAAGCAAGCGGGCGTAATCTCTCAATGTTTGGCCACATCCATACTTCCCGACACAGAATTTGAATAGGTCATAAGCCTGCAAAACTTCTCGGTCATTGAGAGTAGCAAATCCGACCGCCTTTGGGTAAAAGACATCGAAATACGACCGCCAAGGACGGACGCTCTTAGAAGCACCGAAAATGGGTACAAGCTGTTGCACAACTGTTTCAGTGTCACATTGGTAAAGTATTTGTCGTGAACTTTCAAAAACGCCGAGGCCGAGGAACGCAGAATGACAGTTGAACGGCTCACAGGACAGTATTTTATAAATCTTGGGCAGATACATAGAACCTGTAGTGTATCGCGCACAATACGATGAAGTGGAATGCCTTGACAAGGACCAATTGACAAAACCGTACTTCCAAGCCTTATGTAAAGCCTGTCCAAATATCGATAATGTTTGTTCCGTGTCAAAGAAAAATAAGATATGATAATGCGGACGGAAATGTTGTGGGCCGTACTCTCCGCAAGCGTAGTAACGTATTTTTTCATTTGTATAATTACTTACATAATAACGAAACCTTTTAATGAAATCCTGCAAATGCTTCTTGTTAAGCACGTGCAAACTACAATCCTCGACCTTGGATAAAAGCCTTTCCAAGTCATTACCAGAATAATACGTTAAAAAATCGCCATTTTCATCAACCAAGACATTGGGATTCTCAAACGACTGATATATACGTGGCACATTTTGATTGTCATATGTGAGAGTAACGAACATAGCATACTTATGCTTAGTTTCCTCACACTCCACTTTCTGCGTCAACATATCTGCCTTATGATTAAGGCAGGCAGAACACTTACCACAAGGCACAACCATAACATCATGCGTATATTTATTAATGATACGGCAAGGACTACAGCAATTTACAAACGGATAATCTTTCATTTCACAGAAATCCAACTTTGAAAACGATAATTTGCCGAAGTGCCAGCAATCGAAACGTGTACAAAAGACGGATAACATATAAGTTGGTCATAGGAAAGTTCAAGCTCTTTTATACGCTTGTACAACTTAATAGAATCCATAGAATCAACGCATATATCAGCGGCAAGGCCGTAACAATGTTGGGAATTGTAAACACCGCCAACAGCTTTGTTTAAAGTCTTGCAACGATATCCACTTGTTACATGAATAGGACGCTGCAAGACATCGCGCAAAGGTTGTAAAATCTCCTTACACAAACGAACAAGATTATTTTTTACCTCAAAATCGGGCGTATTATCAATATTAAGTCTTGAAGCCGTGGAAGATTCCACAAACTCATCAAGGGTAAAATTTTTACTTAACAAATAATTACTCATGGCTTCTTTTTCTTGTAAGTACTGCGTTAAGTACTTCAAGCACGAAACGCAGTACGTAGATTATTTTTTCCAACTTACTCATAATTTCATTCTGAAATTGAAGTCTGGACGCATCAAAAGATGATTGTCAGACATATAAAACAACTCTCCATTGTGGTTAATCAATCCTACAATCTTTTGAGTAGGGTATATATACTTCATACGGTAGTTATCAACCAACATAATACCATCTACAACACAACCAATGGTAAGAACCATAGACGGAATATTAAACTCTCTATAAGGAGCGTTAACACCGTTGAAATACACCAAGGATGGTCGGAGTTCTCCAATTTCTTCAAGACGAGACGAAAGAGTACTTGCGAGGTCAGTAATATCACGGAAACTACCTGTAAAAACACGTAAATTGTCAACGTAGAAGTACTGCCAGATGAATTCAAAACCACTAATTGTGGAAACATGGTTTTTTGTTTTACTTTCTTTGCGCATAATTGTATAAATTTTAAATTGAACGCTGCAAAGATAATGAATTTCAGATAACGGCCATTATGATAAATAAGAATCGTCGCAATAGAAAGATGGTAGCTTTCGCCTGTAAGCCAATTTTGTCCTAAATAATTTTGTAAAAACAAAAAAGGAAGCTGAAAGCTAAGAAAGAATGCCTATCTTAGCGGTGAGTACCAATCACTCAGCTTCCGATGGCAAATATAACACTATTTTCTCAAGTAATCAGCAAACTTTCCAAAGTATTATCCGCAAAACGAAATTGAGGCTTCATCGGATTTTTGTTTGTCACATTGCTTTCGTATCATTTCCTGTCCACTACGTCTGCCGTCACAGAATTCTATTGTCTTGTCGGCAGTGAAAGCACAGGCCGTTGCGGGCTTTTCGCTTTTTTGCAATGTAGGAAATACGCATTATGAAAGGCGTTTCCGCCGAGAGGAAATGGCGGGGGCGTTTACTTGAACCTGCTGGTGTCCACTTGCTGGTGGCGGCGTTCCTTGTAGCCGGCGAAGTTGTAGGTGAGGGTGAGGCCGACGCGGCGGTAGGTGCGCATCCGGAGTTCCATGTCCTGTCCGCGCCACGTGTTGGTGAGGTGGGTGGCGTTCTGCCGGAAGATGTCGTTGCAGTATGCCTTGACGAGGAGCTTGCCCTTGAGCGTCCTCAGCTG